ATGATTCGGCTAATAGGTACCGTACTGTATCGTCGCATCGATACTGTACGGTACGAATTTTTTTTGGTTTCAAGGCAAAACGTGTCCAACACTCCGACTTTCATGACAATCGATGAGTTTTCGGCTTTGCTGAAAATCAGTCCCAAAACGACCTATTCCTGGATCGCGGCAGGGCGACTGGTTGACGGCCGCCACGTTGTGCGTTTGGGCCGCCGGATGTTACGGATTGTCTGGTCGGAAGAACTGTTGACTCATCTGCACACTCAGAACGAATTCGAAAACCAGGAGCGTCCGAAGCTGGTTCGGAACGGCACGGGAGGCCGAAACTGCTGCGCCTTGGACCCGGATTATCTGGAGCATTGAAAGAATCACACTTGTTAGATATACTTCTCGCCGGACGGAAACCCCTGGGGAGAAAAACGGGGGTTTTTAAATGGCAGGATTAGCTGCAGCACTTGATGTTCAGATCTTTGACAAACTGAAAAATGAGGGGCGCATCGCCAAGAAGAACGGTACGAAAAAGTTGTACCTGGATTTTTTCTACCACGGCGTCCGCATCGAGAAGAGTACCGGCCTTGACGATACGACAATGAATCGTCACAAGGCAGAGGGGATGTTGGAAAAGATCTTGGAGATGAAGCGTGAAGGTACGCTAGAGTTCGCAAAATTATTTCCTGGTGCCAGTGAGGGAGAAAAGGAGTTCCACTCCCAGCTGGAAAAAGGCGAGTACTCTCCCACACCCAAAGCGGTGACGTTCGGGCCATATGTCCAGAAGTGGTACGACAAGATCTGGGCAAACTATCAGTCAATGACCAAACAGCAGGACTTCAAGAGTGTTATCGAGTATTGGCTATTGCCGTACTTTGGCGACAAGTCGTTTCACCATATCACCGGGGTTACGTTGCAGGAGTTTGTGGCTACGCTGAAACACCGAGAGGGAAAGAAAGTCGGGCAACCTCTGGCCCGTTCGACGATGGTGAATATCCTCCAGATATTCCGCACAATCTGGAATGATGCGGTGGTCGAGCATCGCTGGATTATTTTCGACCCGATGAAGGGGCTCAAGAAGCACCTGCCGAAAAAAGGCAAAAAGAAGGTGGAGGTGTTTCGTTTCCAAGAATGGCAAGACCTTATCGCCAATATGGACGTGTTTTACCGCCCGGTTGCAAAACTGATGGTACTTACGGGGCTGATGGCGAGCGAAATAGCTGCTCTTAAGCCTCATCACATCCGCGATGGATACCTGTACATTGAAGAGTCGATAGTCCGGAAGGTCGAAAAAGATGACCTGAAGACCAGTTACCGGGAGAGGAGAATCCCTATCACCCATGCGATTGGGGAAATACTCGACCATGCAAAAATGACAAGGCATGGAGATTACCTTTTTGCCATGAAAGACGGTAGGAACCTCTCGGCCGAGTTGTTCCAACGACGTGTATGGGTCCAGGCAATGAAAGCATCGGGTATACCATACCGGAAGCCTTACACCACCAGACATACCTTCGCTGCTTGGTCACTGACAATAGGTTGTGATCCGAACCGTCTTGTGGCTCTGATGGGGCATGCTTCAAAGCAGATGATTTATGAAGTTTACGGCAGATACACCGAAGGTTTGGAAAAAGACCGTCAGATTATTCAGGATTATTTCGGCTACGACTTTAGCCCGAAGCCATAATGTGAATTAGCAGATGCTTTGAAGGCACCGTGGCGACCGAAATGATGCGGGATATAGTCAATCGAGACGGGAAATAATGGGAATGCTGTTGAAATAACAGGGCGTTACATGGATCGGGTTAAAAAACGGCGGCTTAGATTGGGCACTACCAAATAACGTGCAAAAAAAGCGCATATTCCGGGATAGTCCGATATTTTGCATCTGCTTTGGAGGTAAGCGACTGGCCCTCAAAATGGGATTATTGGACATCAGTTAAGACCGATGGTCAACACATCGCCATTATCGTTCTCGGTACCATAAATATTATGATCGAGGAAAACTGCCTTACACGGGCGTTTTGCAATAGAAACAGATTTACCAGCAGGATCAATATCTAAAAAACAATGATGGCCCAATGCTTTGTAATCGGCCGGGACATCACTTTTGCCTTCTGAAACAACCAGTTCAATAGTGAGTTTGCGATATTCTGGGCTGTCAATATTCAGAGAGTCTTTGATCTCTACGGCCTTTACCGCAGAACCATACTTATTTAGCCCAGGCAAGGCAGCCTTCACTTTTGGCCAAGATGATAATAACAAACTCTGTGCCTTCGGACTAAGTTTATCAATAGATGGTAACTGTACTTCCATGCTTGAATTACCAGATGTAGTGCAACCAGCAAAAACAACTGATATCACAATTAAAAACACATAAACCATCCTCATTACATCCTCCTACCGCACCAAACCACCCTCCCGATAATACCTACCTCACTAGCACTCTGTTTCAAATCCAAAGTAAACGGCTCATACGCCGGATTATCGCTGGTAACCTTTATCACGCTGCCTGGCAGCATCTGTAGGCGCTTTACAAGAAGAGTATTATTCATCCTCAACACATAAATACCATCGCTGGGAAACTCATTTGCGGCTCGATGATCAATCAGGATCGTGTCCCCAGGGCGCAGGGTCGGCTCCATGCTTTCCCCATTAACATGAATCAAATAAAGGTCTTGCGGTGAAAGGCCCAGTTGTACACGTATCCACTCTGCTTTAAAGGCCAGGAAATCGACAACAAATTCTCTGTCAACCTCAGCACCCGAACCGGCCGCCGCTGCCACATTATAGAGCGGAATATAGCAAAATCTATCGTCTTGCCGCTGGCTGTAATCAACATTTTTTTCAGAGACAATAGAAGATACTGTTTTTATTGTCTCTTCTTCTCGCCTCATACCCCCCTCACCAGAAGCCAGCCATAGAATATCGACATCCATAGCCTTAGCCAACTTAACCAACCGCTTACGAGATGGATCGCCCTGCCCAGAGGCATATTTAATGATATTGCGCGCACCAACCCCGGACTTTTTAGCCAGCTTTTCCGCACTCCCAGCCTCATTGATCAGACTTTTTATGCGTTCACAAAACTCGTGATCGACTTTATCTTCGGAAATCGGAGCCAATTTTTCAGGTAAAACTTCAGGCATTAACTTTTACCTCGAACTTTTACCTAACCCGGACAGGTAAAAGTTTCGCACCCTATTGAAATATAACCACATTTTTGGACACAGGTACCACATTACAAAAAATAAACTTTTACCAGAATTTTTATTCTTGACTTCGGACTTTTTATTCTGTATGTCTATTGACATGTCAAGAACAATAATTCCAAAAAAACCCGATAAACGTCGGGAGTGGGTTAAATATCAACTACGGCTTGCTGATTCGTCGTTATCGCAGATCGCCTGCGAACTAAAAGTCAGCAGACAGGCCGTTAGCAGCGCCCTTTCCTTCCCATATCCCAGAATAGAACGGGCCATATCGAAAAAATTGGGCGTCAAACCGGAAGAAATCTGGCCGGAACGGTACACGACTTGAAATTCAGTTATGAATACTAACTCATTTTTAATGGTGCGGCAACCACAAAAGCCAATCAGAACAGGCATCAAGGAACGCGAAATCAGGTCGACGCCATGAATCCATCCAAAACCTACTATACAGCCAACGAACTAGCCGGGTTGCCCGGCTTGCCCAGCTCACTGAAAGGCGTGATTCAGAAGGCCTCCCGCGAATCATGGCCATCCCAGAAACGCGCCGGCCGTGGCGGCGGCCGCGAATATCCCATAACCGCGTTACCCAAAGAAACCCAAATCGCCCTGCTCGACACCATGATCACCAACCTGCCCGAAAAGACATGCCAGATCCAACAGGCAGCCCAGACGCTCCCGGCCCCAGCCGAACCAGCTGCCGATCTGCCCGCCCTGGCCACCCTCAAAAAATGGCAGATCGAGAGCATGGACGCCCGCACCTTCTTCATGCGCCTGATCGAACAGGCGGTCTCCTCCGGAATCGGAGTTACCCAGGCCATCCGGCACATCGTTAACCAGGCAGCCGACGGCAGCCTGCCGGAAGGCGCCATGATCATGGTCCCTCTGGCCAACCAACGCAGCGGCAAAGACACCCGTAAACGCGCATTATCAGAAACATCTCTCATGCGCTGGTGGTCTGCCTGGCTGAAAAAAGGCAAAAAGCCTCAAGCCCTGGCCCCCAAGGCCATCGAACAGGAAACACCGCCGCCGTGGGCATCCTACTTTCTGCAGGTCTACCGTGTGCCGCAAAAAATCAGCATCGCCCATGCCCTCGAAGATCTGGCCGCCATCCTCCCCCCCGGCATACCCTTGCCCAGCCAACACCAGGCTCGCAGATTTGTCAGGAAACATAGCCGCCTCGATATTCAGAAAGGACGCATGACCGGCAAGGACTTGAAGAGCCTGAAAGGCTTCATCCGCCGCGATACCTCCGAATTCCAGCCACTGGATATCTGCCTCTGCGACGGCCATAGCTTCAAGGCCGACGTAGCTCATCCAGTCCATGGCAGACCCTTTAAACCGGAGGTCTGTGGTGTTATCGACGCCGCCACTCGCGTCTGCATCGGCTGGAGCGCAGGGCTCGCCGAATCATCGCAAACCGTAGCCGACGCCTACCGCCATGCCGTAACCGTCAACGATGAAAAACGCTACGGCGGCCTCCCCGCCATCCTCTACGCCGACAAAGGCGCGGGCAACGAAGCCAAAGTCAACAGCGACCCTTTTATCGGCATGTACACCCGGCTCGGCTCCACCTACAAAACCGGCATCCCCGGCAACTCCCAGGCCCGAGGCCTGATCGAGAGAATGCAAAAAAGCCTCTGGATTCGCGCCGCCCAGAAACTGGTCACCTACAGCGGCAGCAACATGGACGGACAGGTTCGCCGCAAAGTCTACCTGACCATGGAAAAGGATGTTAAACGGGCCTTAAAAGAAGGCAAACAAGGCAAAAAATCGGAACTGCTCCTCTCTTGGGCCGAATTCCTGGAATTTTGCCAAAGCGAAGTCGACGCCTACAACCGGCGGCCGCACTCATCGCTTCCCCGGACCACCGACCCGGAAACCGGCTTGCGGCGCCACATGTGCCCGCTTGAAATGTGGAGCCACTTCCTGGCCCAGGGCTGGAAACCCGTCGTACCCGAATCCGAGGAGCTTGACCGGCTCTTCCGGCCGCACGTCACCGCCACCACCCGCCGTGGCGAAGTGCGACTCTTCGGCAACATCTACTATGCCGCCGACCTGGTCCACTACAACGGCGAAACCGTCATCATTGCCTACGACATCCACGATGCCAACCACGTCTGGGTCAAGGATCGCGACGAACGGCTCATCGCCATCGCCCGCTGGAACGCCAACAAACAGGCCTTCTATCCCGTATCGGCAGTTGAAAAAGCCCGCGAAGACCGCAAAGAACGGCGCACCAAAACACTTGAGCGGCACCTGGACGAAATCCAGGCCGAAGCTGCAGCGCCCGTACTGCTCGAACACCGCGAACTGCCGCCCGAAGTACTGGAATACGAGGCCCGCCAGGAACAGCTCAAGCTGCAGAAAGTTGTCAGTCTCGAAACCGCACGCCAGTATCGGGACATCCAGAGCCCCACCGACGTCTACTACATGATCCTGGACAACATTAAGGCTGGAGCCGCCACACCGTATCAGATGCGATGGAAAAAGGACTTCGAATACTGGGATGAAACCGCCAAAAAAGTGGGGCTCCTGAAGGAAGACCCGTACCTTTTAAACGACCCGGAAGGGGAAAAAGAAAGACAAACGGAAGGATAGAAAAGTGACCCGTCCACAGGGGCCGGGTGACGGCACAAACAAGAAAAGCCGGGCAGCCCCCCGGCTCTTCCTACACCCGCAAGCGGGTAATCAAACCATATGAGGAGGAACATAACAGATGTATCACAAAACCGTAAAGACAAAAGATGTACGTCGCTTCCAGCAGGCAATTGACGACCTGCTGGAACGGCCCGAAGGAACCGAGGGGATGGGCGTCCTCTGGGGACTGCCGGGAACCGGCAAAACCACTTCCCTGGCCTACTTCTTCAACCAGTACGACGGCATTTACATTCGGGCGCTCACCTGCTCCACCATCACCAGTATCCTGGGCGACCTCTGCACCGCCCTCGGCTGGGTCTCCGACAACCCCAATAAAAAGCGGATGCTGCGCAAGACCGACATGGTGGAATACATCATCCGAAAGCTCACAGAAGGCGAACCCGGCGGACCGGAGCCCCTCCCCCGCCCCATCTTCATCGACGAAGCGGACTACTGCTTCCGCCAGTTCGAGCTGATGGACATTCTGCGGGATATCTACGACCTGTCACAATGCCCGGTCATCTTCGTCGGCATGGAGGACATCGCCCGCAAGATCAAGGAACAGGGGCGTTTTGCCCGCCGCATCACCCAGTGGATCGAATACCATGGGCTGGACCTGGAAGACACGGCCCTGGTAGCCCGCGAATGCTGCGAAGTCCCACTGACCCCAGAACTCATCGAATACGTCCACAAACAGACTTCCGGCAACATTGGCCGCCTGATCATCGGGCTGACCCGCATCGAACGCTACTCCAAGGCAAACGGTCTTGAACCCGCCCCGGTAACGCTGGCTCAATGGGGAGAGCGCCCACTGTACTTCGACCAGCCTACATTCGGCGGCAGGAAAAAAAACGGAATTTGATCTGGTGAATGTAATTCATTTTTGGAGGACAGTCACGTGGAACACGAGGAAGACAGAAAACCGAGAAAATACCGGGCGCGTAAATGCGTCCGGCAACAACTATGGAGCAGCATAAGAATCCTGAGCCCCAAGCCCTTTACCATCCCCGGATTGCTCCGCACTGTAGAAGGGGTTACCTACGCCAACGTACAGAGCTACATCAGCAGGCTGTACCAGCACAAGATCCTGGACAAGGTGGGTGAAGTCAGGCGTGGGCACAGCGGAGAATACCAGAAATACCGTCTGGTAAAGGACACTGGCCCAACCATGCCTGTATTGCGAGTCGGCCGTTTTAAAAAGAAAGAAAGAGAAAGAGAGAAAGACACAAAAAAAGAGGTGGAACCATGAGCCCCCCCGAACTATTGGCGCTACTGCGCAAGGTGAGTCATGAATCCAGCCAAGCCGAAGTGGCGCGCAAGACCGGATTTTCATCTGCCGTGGTCTGCGGGGTGTTGAAGGGGACCTACACGGGAAACACTGAAGGGTTCCTGAGAAGGTTCGAGGAAATTTACGGCAACAGCAATGTGTATTGTCCCGGCCTCAGGGAGTCACTCTCCCTAAGCCGCTGTGCAACGTACAGAAAACGGCCATGGTCCAGCATCAACCGGGAGTGGATACGAATGCACAAAGCTTGCCGCACCTGTGATCGCAACACGAATAAAAATACGCCAATCAACAAAAACAATCAATGAATATCTTCTTTCATTAGACGGAGGTTAAACCATGATTAAACGCGTATTAACCCATCTGATATTGCGCCGCAAATGGAACCGCACCCGCCGCTGGATGGTCTCCCGTGCTACCTCCAGGGCCTTAATGACCAGTTGTATCGTCGGAAAAATGTGGAGGCGGATATGAAGGCAAACATGAACCGCGCCCCCGTTTGGGTATGGACGGCGCTGCTCGCAATTACTCTTGTTTGGGGCGGCGTCATCGGCTGGAGTCTGCGAGCGCTGGCAGTCAAACACAACACGCCAATTACAAAGGAGAGCCGTCTTGAGTACAGAAAATAACAGCATCGCAATACCGGAGGGATACTGGCAGGACGCCCAGGGGCGGCTTGTCCCCATCGAGCAAATCCGCGAGATCGACCGCGAGCGTGACGCGCTCGTCCAGGAAATCATCGCCGGAGCCGTGGACGTCGCCGGGCACATCGCGGACTTCAAAAAGCGCACCATGGCCGACATCCAGGCCTTTGCCGAACTCTCCGCCGAAAAATACAACGCCAAACTGGGCGGCAAGATCGGCAACATCACCCTCACCTCATTCAACGGCAGTCACAAGGTCGTCCGCTCCATCGACGAACGCCAGACCTTTGACGAGCGGCTGCAGGCCGCCAAAGCCCTGCTCGATGAATATCTCACCGAACTCACATCCGGCAGCAGCCCCGAGCTGCGCGCCCTGATCAACGACGTCTTCCAGGTCGACAAACTGGGTCGCCTCAACATCAACCGCATCCTCTCCCTGCGGCGGCTGGACATCCACGATGAGCGCTGGTGCAACGCCATGAAAGCCATATCCGAAAGTCTCCAGGTAGTAGGCACCAAAGCCTACATCCGCATCTACGAACGCCAGGCGGACGGCAGCTACAAACCGATGCCGCTCGACGTCGCGGCTTAGGGGGAAGGGATGGAGAGGAAAAACGTAATTATTCACGCGGCTAAAGCCGTAAAAGACCATCTGGAAAGTCGTGGGTGCGATTTCCCGTTCCGCGGCGTATTGGTTCCGCATACCAACAGAATAACGGGGCAGGACGACCCGTATGTGACGTTTTACGGAAAAAAGGGGGGGGCAGGATTGCTCTGTTTAAGCACGATTCTCAAATGGGACGGTAACGTTGAGGAGGTACTCTGATGGCGAATAAAAACTGCTTCACGTGCGGATACGCAGCCGAAAAAAGCACCTTCACGGACTGCGTCGTTTGTTTTAAACAAGCCACGACCGAAAACCCGTATCCCGGATGGATACCCAAACCCGCTAAGGAGGTGGCAGCGTGATACCGAAGTCAGCGAAACAGGTCGAACCCAAAACAGTTGGCGACATCAAAAAGTGTCTCAGCAAGCTTCCCGACAGCATGCTCGTCCTTGATTTTCTCAAAAAGCCTCTGGTGTTTCAAATCGCAGTGAACACCACAACTAAAGCCGCATACCTGGAGGTGTGGTGATGGGAAGCCCGATAACATGCCCAGCCTGCGGTAAAGGGACCAAAGCAAAAACAGTTGATATCAGCGGCCATAGTGGTGTTGGGAAAAAGGACTTTTTCGGCTGCTCATGCGGCGCTTCAGGTGTTTTGCCAAGGCCCAATCACGGCAACAGCGGCACGCCCATGAAGCGATCGGAACTGATTGAAAAGCTGATGAGCACCGCCCCCGACGATATGGACCCGGAGGTGAATATCTGCACGTTCCCGGACAACCTGCTGAAGATCGATGAGATCGACATGAATAGGGAAGAGGACGGGATTGTGGTCTGGGTAGTGTAAATGCGAAACGATCATTTTGCCGACGCCGGCGAAATGATCGTCGTCCGGAGGTGGCGCGCCGGGCCTGATGATGCAGCCCCCAAAAAAAACCGGGACCAGGAACCGGGGACTGGTAAAAGATTTTTCCGATTCCTAGTCCCAGGTCACCAGTCCCCGGAGTGTGCGTGCAAAACGAAACAAAAAAACAGGAAAAACGGCAAAAACGCACGCACATGACGGGCGGAGAACTCACGCGGATTCGTAAAGAAATGAAATTTGAGCCCCGCCATATGTACCGAACCCTGAATATTCCCCGCCGCACCTATCAGGATTATGAAGCTGATAAACGCGGCATCCCGGTAAAATTGGCCTTACGAATCCGCGAGATGCATAAACGCGATCGAGAGTGGGTGGCAGGCATCGGTGACAGAGTAGACCAAAACGAGGAAAGCAAATGAACAAACAGCAATGGGACGAACTGGAGCGCAACCTTTCAAGCCCTTTTGGGTATGCCAAACTGCTGATAGATGGCTATGAGATTTTACTGCAAACCCAAGTACACAAAATGCGTCTTTGTATTGCCGTTTATATTAACGGCTATATCAGATCTGAACATTTTCTCAACGACTGTGAAGAACGTCGTCGTTTTTTTTGCCCCAATAAACACTACGTCTATAAACCAAAAGAACGTGCCCAGTGGAAAAAAGAGCCAAAAAGGCTTCTTAAAAAATACAACATTGACCCTGACAAGTCCTTTTTCACATACACACCCTGGTGGAATACATTCCGTCCATTAAAGGCCCATCTGATCAAGAACAACACCAGCATCGAGCTGGCGCCGGAGGCACCATGACACGCATGCACTTCGCCACCATCGAAAACTCGCCGCGCCTTCGCCGGGTATTGGAATACCTGCGCGGCGGCCCGCGCACAACCCTGGAGATCGTCAAGGCTTGTAACGTCTGCGCCGTAAACTCCGCCATCTCGGAACTGCGCTGCAACGACTATGACATAGATTGCAGCCCCGTACCGGGCCAGCGCGGCGTGTATATGTACGAACTGGTGGAAAAGTGAGATGGAGCGTCCACGTTGTCCAAAATGCAATGGACTCTTAAAGCACGAACCGGCAGATCTTCTCGGTCCGGAACGTGTCCATTGCAATCTCTGTGGCTGGGAACTACTACGGCAACGTATGCCACTCTGCCGCATATTCGATACCTCGGGAAATTCTATTGAGGACACACAACGTGAACAGACCTGGATCATCAGGGCTTTGTCGGTAAAGGATCTGATACCCAAAATTCAATGCAAAATAAGGAGAAATATCATGGCAGATCAAAAAAACACCTTAAGTGATCTGAACGACCATTTGTTTGATCAATTAAAGCGCCTGTCCACAAGCAAGGGAGAAGGGCTCAAAGAAGAGATCGAACGCACCCGCGCCATGTCCGGGCTAGCCAAAGAGATGATTGAAAACGCCAAACTTGCCCTTGAGGCCCATCGAACTATCGGCAACAAGGGCGCTAAACCTAAAATGCTGCAGATCGAGGCAGAATAATGGCCCGGCTCGTCTATACCAAGGAGCAGCTCCATTTTCTGCGCGCTTTTCGCATGTTTCCCATTGACGTGATCACTACTGCCTTCAACAGCCACTTCAGTACTAATAAGGCCCAGGCCAGCATCCAGAGCGTCTACAAGAATCACCAAATCCCGCGTATTCGTAAGTCGCCGGGTAAAAACAACGGTATTGCCAGGATCTATACGCCCGAGCGCATAGCCTGGCTGCGTGAGCATTATCCTCAAATGCCGATTGCAGATCTAGCTGCAGCCTACAACAGTACATTTGGCGCCAACCATACGAAAGAGCAGCTCCACTCTGTCTGTGCCCGCCGTGGAATTCGTTCAGGCCGGACCGGCAGGTTTGAAAAGGGACTAGCGCCTTGGAATACGGGTAAAAAAGGATATATGGGGGCAAACACCGGCAGCTTTAAAAAAGGCAACATGCCGCAAACCAAAGTCCGGTTGTGGACCGAACGAATCAACCGCGATGGCTATGTCGAGATCAGTATTCCCGAGCGCAACCCCTGGACCGGAGCTCCCACCCGTTTCAAACATAAACATCTCTGGCTTTGGGAAGTTGAAAACGGGCCACTGCCGAAAGGGCATGCGGTTATATTCCGGGATGGCAATAATCGTAATTTCGATTCTGACAACCTGATGCTGGTTAGTCGGGCAGAATTGTTATTGTTGAACCTGCACGGCTACAAGGAAGCACCCGGCGAGCTGAAACCCACCATACTGGCCATAGCCAAGCTGGAAGTAAAAGCCGGATTCCGTACCACCGGGCGCCATCCAAATGCAGGCCGTAAAAAGAAGGTATCCGCATGAAATGCCTCACACCTCAAACAACAACGGTTCTCGGCTACCCTGTCCGCACCACTGGTGCCGGCTACCTGCCGCGTTCCATCCAGGCGCTGCAATCCCTGACCACCTGGCGCAACGAACAGGCCGATGCGACCGACTGCTGGCTGCGGCAGGACATCTGCAAAGCCTTCCAGTACTTGGTCGGCCTGAAACTGGGCAACACGCCCGCCGTCGAAATGCTCCCCATCACCGCTGAAATGTGGGTCGAGATCATCGGCGAAGGCATGAGCGAAGAGCTTGACCGCGAGCGGATCAGGGCGGGCTTCAAGCAACTGCGAAGGGAATTGAAGTGGTGGCCGCAACCGGCGGACCTGCTGAAAGTGCTGCCCCGGCGAAACGTAGCGCCTGGCTCTAAACCAGCCCAGGCCCCGCCGCAATCCGACGAAGATCATGCAGCCGCATCGGCACGATTCCAGGACATCCTGGACAGTTTGAAATGACCGGAGGTATTCCATGGCAAACCGCACAAACCTCGCAAAAATCCACATCGCCAAAAAAGAACTGGGACTCGATGACGATACCTACCGCGACATCCTTCACGTCCAGTTTAAGAAGCGTTCAAGCAAGGATTTAAGCGACCTTCAATGCACCCGGTTGCTCCAGCACTTTGAATCACTGGGCTGGAAACAGACCGACGGCAAAAAAACAAAGCGCAAAGGCTTTCCCGGAAAGCCCAAAAACTTTGACGTCCCCGAACGCAACCCGCAATACCGCAAAATCGAGGCATGCCTCGCATCGCGCAAACTGCCCTGGTCCTACGCCAAAGCAATGGCAAAAAACCTCTGCAACCGCGAAGCACTCGAACTCTGCGACGCCCAGGATCTGCACAAGATCATCCAGGCCTTTGCCGTCGACGCCAGGCGCCGTCAAGCCAAAGGTGAAGAAGGGATACAGGCATAACATGGCCAGCAAACGCAGACAGCGCCGCAAATCATGCACCGGTAAAATCCGCCACATCTGCCGCGACCACGCCATGATTCACGTTTCTTCCCTGCGCGACTCCGGAGAGCGCCGTTTGCATGCCTACCATTGCTCATTCTGCCACGGCTGGCACGTGGGACATGTACCGGGAAAACAGCTTTCGAGGAGAAACTCATGAGCCGTAAACGCAAAATTGACATGAGTAAGCGAGGCAAATTCACCGAAGTTCTGGAACAACTGGCGGCAGCCATCGCAGCCGGTTACGTCGAAGAATTCAAGGACACCCCGGACAATGCCCGCAAACGCGCCAACCTGGCAATACACCGGATACAGGCCGAAGCATCCGGCACCGGGATCTACATCGCCAAAGGACACTTGTGGCACATCGACCAGCTTCACCGCCGCATTTACGCCCGTTTCACCGGTAACAACCACGCCGCCCTGGCCCGAGAGTTCGACCTGACCGAGCGGCAGATCTACAGCATCGTGGCTGCGGTAGCACAGGAAGAATTCGAGCGGAAACAGTGCAAGTTGTTTGATGATGAACAATAACGACGACTAGCTATACCTAAAAAACAAGGAGCAGAAGGGAATAATTCATGGGCGCAGTTTCTTCAATATATCAATCGATAGATAAACAACTTGTGGAGATGTATGCTTCAAACAAAAAAGAAAAGGGTGATAACACAGGCTTTCTAAGAAGTTCCAGTGTTTCTGCCACAGCCTCCAGACCGCAACAAGTCAACACTAGGAAATACATCCTGCGGAAAAAGAAATAACGGCTATGGCTTCAGTGGGTTCTCTGCTACAAGCCATGGTTAAACATCCCCCCTTGACACCATCCCCTTAAAAGAGTATCAAGCCCGAATAACCCACAAAGCCCTTTTCCGCCCAGCCGGAAAGGGGCTTTTTTCTTGGAAAGCCTTCAACTCCACCTTCCCCCGCCCTCCCTGATACATTCCCCTTGCCATGTAGTACACCCCGCAGATCGGCAGCCCCGGACTCGTCTCCCGCGGGCTGCCGTTTGAAAAGGAACCCCCATGATCCGCCAGGTCGATACGATCGTCATTCACAGTTCCGCCGCCCCCAACGGCAAGCCGGTCACCGTCAAGGACATCGACGCCCGTCATGAAAGAAACGGCAGCCATCGCACCGGATTTTTCCGCATTAACAAAAGCTTTAACACCGGCTTGACCTCCATCGGCTATCACTTTGTCATCAACACCAGCGGCAGCATACAGACCGGCCGCCACCTCGATGAAATCGGCGCCCACGCCGCCGGACACAACAGCCGAAGCATCGGGATCTGTCTGGCCGGAACCGATCAATTCACACCCGAGCAATGGGTAAGCCTGATTCAGTTGATCATGCAGCTAAGGGCCACCATCACCAACAGCTCCAACCCGGTAAAACACATCAACATCGTCGGCCACAACTCATATGCGGACTCCCACACCACCTGCCCCAATTTTGACGTACCGGCGTGGCTGGCCAATGGCAGGCCGGAGCCGCACAACATCTTTTCCGGAGGCGACCATGCAGCTTGATTATCCAAAAATCACCGCATTCCTGGGACTGGCCCTGTTGGCCAACGAACTGGACGGAAACCGCGCAACCGCCTACCGGTTCTCCAAGGCGTCCAGCGGCACATCCGGCCTTAGCTTCGGCCTGTGCCAGTGGGATTTAAGCAATAACTTAAAAGCCGCTTCAATCCTCAAAGAATGCGGCTTTAAACAATACGAAATAGCCGCCCTTGAAAGCGGCAGACTCAACGACCTGTCAAAACTCGACTCCAGACTGGCCGAGGTCAAGGACATTGTCGACAAGCACGACCGCCTCGAAATCAGCCAGATCGTTTTATGGGTGCGCGATTGTCTCCAGAGCGCCAACATTCAGGCTGCTGACGACGAAGCCTTCGTCCATCTCTGCGATTACCACAATCAATTCAACCTGGGCCAACACGGCAAATGCATCCAGTACCTGCAAAAACTGAACTGCCCGGTCACCGCCCAGCACGTACGCGAATTCAAACTCGATCACACAAAATGGGGCGAAACCCAAAAGGGCAAAAACGACATCAACCGCCGCTGGGACAACATTCATAAATTATTTGATGCCGCATAACACGCTGCAAACACACGCCAATTGGAGGGCACATCATGGACAAAAACAGGGTCGCCGCAATTCTGGCCATCTCGGTCTTATTCGGTTTTTTAGCTGTATTCGTCTTTCTGGCTTTCGGTGAAGTCAAGGTAGCCAACAAAGACTATTTCAACATGTCACTGGTGGCATTGATTGGCTTTGTCGGTACCGGATTCGGCTATTACCTCGGCAGTTCAATAGGGTCGGCGCGCAAGAACGAGATCATTGCCCAAAACGTAAACGATGCCGCCGCTCTACCGGTTCCCAACCCCACACCCCCGGCTACTGACTCCCAAGCCGGTTTTATTCGCCTCCCCCTCATGTCCTTGATGTCCCTGACCGTCCTTATTGTCCTGCTTTGTTTGTCCGGCTGCGCCACCATCGGCACAACCATCGGATCAACTACCACCTCCGACAGAATCGCGCATCTTATCACCATGGCAAAACGGGTCAACACTGTCTCCGGCGTCCTGCTCAACACAGCCGGCCCGCTCACCGTAGCATCGCTCTGCACCGCGCAACCGCAAGACTGCACCGCCGCCAAAGCCGCGTTGGCCCTGGCCCAGAAAACTCACAACGAAATCAAGGCCATCATCACCGCTGCCGAAACCGCCAATGCAGCCCCTGACGGTAGCAAGCTGCTATCACTCGCCACCGACTTCCTGACAAACATGGACACCATCAACAGTCTCATAGTCGCCTACGGTGGGCAGCCAATCGACCTGACCGAATTCAAGGCTTCCTTTGCCACTCTCAAAGCCTCGGCAGCAAGCGAATAAACACCATGAACAACGCCCAACTCTACGCACCGCCAAGCTATGTAACAGCAACTCCCGAAGTCCGCGCCGCAGCCGTCAATGGTTGCGGTACAGGGGGATGGAAAGGCAGCCTTGTTCCCGACACACTCTGGGGTTTAAGCGTTACCGCCGCCTGCAACATTCACGACTGGATGTACACCGCAGGCGGCACCCTGGCCGACAAAGACGAAGCCGACCGGGTATTTCTCAACAACATGCTGCGCCTGGTCGAAGCCGCCGGAGGCTGGGCCATCCTCAAGCAACTGCGCCGCAACCGGGCGCGCGAATACTACGAAGCCGTGCACATCTTCGGCGGCCCGGCCTTCTGGGCCGGTAAAAACCCAGATACGCACACAATATCGAACCTGGAGGCCATAGCCAGTGCCCGATGAAATGGACCTCGCCCAGGCATTCAACGAACAATGGATCGATGATTGCCTGGTAGAACACCGCCGTCGTAGAGGCGCATCGCAAAGCATACCCGCAGACAGCGTTTGTATCGTCTGCGACGAACCAATACCCGCAGCGCGCTTAGCCGCCATGCCCGGCTGTACCAGATGTATCGACTGCCAAACCATATTCGAACGGAGAGCCACGTGACACCACCGCAACCATCCGCCATCAACTACCAGGCTTTAAACTTTTGGTTTGGCGTCGGTCAATTCCTGTTTACCGCCGCAATCGGCATCTATGTCTGGTGGACCAACCGCGACAAAATCACCGACAAACGCTTCCGAGCTGCTGAAAACCGCATTGTCCAACTGGAAACCGAAATCAAACACCCGCCTGCCTGCACCTATCACAGCAATCTGGAAATGCGGATAGACCAGATCAGAACGGAAATGGGAAACCAGATCAAAGCCGTACATGGCGACACACGAGAGATAAAAGGTCACATGGATGGCATCAACCGGGCTGTCGATTTGATGAATGAGTTTTTAATCAACCAGGGAGGAAAGAAATAATGCCTTTCTCCGAACTTCTCACCCAGGACCAGCGCCTGGTCATACTCCGCGCCTTGGCGCAGGATTTGGGCTACAGCCACAACGAATCCATCATCCATAGCATCATGGAACAGTTTGGCCACAAAGTATCGCGGGACAAAGTGCGCACACACCTGTCATGGCTGGCTGAACAAGGTCTTGTGTCTCTTGAAGAAGTGGTCGGCTACTACGTTGCCACCATTACCCAGCGAGGAGTAGACGTCGCCAATGGCGCCGCCACCGTGCCGGGCGTAAAGCGGCCGGGACCGGGGCGCTGATATGCCTAAGCCCTCCACCATCGACCTGTTGCCTTCCGAGATCAAGACCCAGTTGCAAAACTGGCTCCAGGATCCGCGCATCACCCAGTTGGAAGCCACCGACCGCGCCAATAGCCTGTTGTCCGCGCTAGGTCTGCCCGAGCGGATAACAAAGAGCAGCGTCAACCGCTACGCCGTCAAGATGGAAGAAGTAGGCGCTAAGCTGCGCCAAAGCCGCGAAGTAGCCCAGATGTACATTGCCCAGGTCGGCGCAGCTCCCCAGGGACAAACCGGCCTTTTAATCAATGAAATGCTGCGTTCAATGGCCTTTGAACTGTCGTTAAAGCTCCAGGATGCTGACGTGGAAGATCCGGAATCCATGAGCGCCACCATAGACCAGATCAAGAACCTGTCCTTGACCATGCAGCGTCTGGAGCAAAGCGCCACCATCAACGTCAAGCGCGAAGACGACATCCGCCGCCAGGAGCGCGAACGGGCCGCCGAGCAGGTCGACAAAATCGCCAAAAAAGGCGGACTGTCCGCCGACACCGTGCAGGAACTGCGCCGCCAGATCCTGGGGATTGCCGCATGATTCCGGCCAGCCTGCCAAATACTGCCGTCCTTGACGTCCCTGTTGTTCTCCTTCCTTATCAGCAGGAATGGATTGCCGACCAGTCCCCGCTCAAGGTCTGCGAAAAATCCCGCCGGACCGGCCTCACCTGGGCCGAGGCGGCCGACGACGTCCTGATCGCGGCAGCCGAGGGCGGACAGAACGTCTATTACATCGGCTACAACCAGGACATGGCCATCGAGTACGTTGAGGCCTGCGGCATGTGGGCCAAGGCTTTCAACTACGCCGCCAGTGAAGTGGAAGAAGGGCTCTGGGAAGAGGACAAGGAAGACCGGCACATCAAGACCTACACCATCCGCTTCCCCGACTCCGGACGCCGGATCGTGGCGCTCTCATCCCGACCCGCCAACCTGCGCGGCAAGCAGGGGGTGGTGGTCATCGACGAAGCCGCCTTCCACGACAAGCTGGGTGAACTGCTCAAGGCCGCCCTGGCGCTTCTGATCTGGGGCGGCAAGGTCCGCATCATCTCCACCCACGACGGCGATCAAAACCCGTTCAACGAACTGATCCAGGAGATCCGCGCCGGGAAACGCAAGGGCAGCGTCCAGCGGATCACGTTTCAGGAAGCCATCGATCAAGGTTTGTACCGCCGGGTCTGCCTGCGCCTGGGCCGGGAATGGAACGCGGATGAGGAAAAGGCCTGGATGGCGGATGTCTATGCCTTTTACGGCGATGCCGCCGAGGAAGAGCTGGACGTGGTCCCGTCCCAGGGAAGCGGCACCTATCTCACCAGGGCCATTATCGAGCGCTGCATGCGTCAAGACATCCCCGTACTGTCCTGGGAATGCAAAGCTGGGTTCGCCCTACTGCCCGACCATATCCGCCAGGCCGAAGCCAGGGACTGGTGCGATGAAAACCTGCAGCCGCTTCTCGCTTTGTGCGACCCGGAACGCGCCCATTATTTCGGCGAGGACTTTGCCCGCTCCGGAGACCTGACCATCTTCTTCCCCCTGGCCGAGCAACGGAAGCTCACCTATCGCGCCCCGTTCGTGCTGGAACTCCGCAACGTGCCTTTCAAGGAACAGGAATTGATTCTCTATTACATCCTCGACCGGCTGCCGCGCTTCACCCACGGCTGTTTCGACGCCCGTGGCAACGGCCAGTACCTGGCCGAGCGGGCCATGCAGAAATACGGCATCCAGCGCATAACCCAGGTCATGCTCTCGGAAGCCTGGTACCGGGAGGAAATGCCGCGCTTCAAGAGCTTCTTCGAGGACGGCACCATCGAAGTTCCCGCCGATGCCGGTCACATGGACGACTACCGGGCCATCAAGATGATCAGGGGCGTGGCCAAGCTCCCGGACATCCGCACCACCGACAAAACCGGCAAGAAGCGCCACGGCGATGCCGCAATCGGCTGCGCCATGGCAATTGCCGCAACCAGAAACGACACCGGCCCTGCCTGGGCCGCATCCGCACCATCCGCCGTGAACCGGGACACGTTCACCGGCTTCGGCAGCGGCAGATCAGGAGACATCCTTGCGGGGTACACCTAAATGAAAAACGGCCTCTATCTTCCCGACGGCACCTTCATGCGCTTCTCCGAACCCTCGGCCGCCTCCGGCTCGCTCAGTGAAGAGATCGCCGTCCGTTCGCGCAGCATCGACTACTACGCCGTAGGCTCCCTGTACCTGCCCAACCCCGATCCGGTCCTGAATGAAGGCCCAGGGCAAGGACATCCAGGTCTATAGCGATCTCCTGATCGATGACCGCGTCTCGGGCAGCATGACCAACCGCTTCAACGCCACCCTGGCGCTCGACTGGCAGATCGACACGGGCAAGAAAGCCAAGAGCCGTCAAGCCAGGGCAATCGAGGAGATCTTCGGCAGGCTCCCGCTCAACCGGATCATGGGCGAGATCCTTCAGGCACGAGCCTTCGGCTATGCGCCACTGGAAGTCATCTGGGGACAGCGGGACGGTCTCAGCGTGCCGGTTGACCTGGTGGGCAAGCCACAGCGCTGGTTTGTCTTCGGGCAAGCCAACGAATTGCGCTTCCGGTCGCGTGACCACCTGACGGACGGCGAGGAGTTGCCGCCCCGGAAGTTCCTCTGCCCGGTCAACGAGGCAAGCTACAACAACCCCTACGGCCTGGGTCTCAACAGCCGCTGTTTCTGGCCGGTCGCCTTCAAGAAAGGCGGCTGGAGATTCTGGATACAGTTCAGCGAAAAGTACGGGCAGGTCTGGCCCATAGGCAAGCTGCCGCGAGCCGCCACGACAGAGCAGATCAACGAGATGCTCGACATTCTCTCCCGCATGATCCAGGACGGCGTTTCCGTGATTCCCGACGACGGTTCGGTCGATTTCATGGAATCCGGCACCAAGGGAGCCACGTCGGCGCTGTACAGGGACATCATTGCCGAGGCTAACAACGCCATCAGCACGGTCTGGCTCGGTCATGCCGGAGCAGGCGAATCGGTCCCCGGCGAACTGGGCGGCAAGGATGTGGCCGCAGGCGTC